CATGACGCAGTTGGCGGCCTCTACAAGGGTTACCATGAGCCAGGGAAATTCATCTCCGGCGCGAAGGTAAAGATGAACGAACGAGTCGTCGAAGTAGACGACATGCTCGTGGCAGCGATTGACATTCCATTCACTGATCTCGATTTGAGTCACTTTGACATAATGGCTCCTTTTGCCACAAAATTGGGCCGAACGCTTGCCATATCAAATGATAAAAAGGTTTGTACTACTGCGATTCACGCAGCTCGTGACGAGGGCATTGCTGGCGTTTACCCTGGCGGTCAACAAGTCCAGCGTACCATAGCGTCAACAACTCCAACGGTGCAAGAGGCTTATCCTGACACATCCGCTGGAATGAGTTTGTTCCGCGACGACGTTTCAACTTTGGCAAAAGAGTTTGACGATGACAACGTACCCGAAGATGGTCGATACCTCTTCATCAGTCCGTATCTTCGCAAGATCTTGCGTCACGACGTCTCATTCGTAAACGAACGATTCGACAATACAGGTGCTGTTGCAACCTCCTCCGTAGTCGGTGGTGTTGCAGGCGCAAGTAATGGCGGTATCTACAACACGGCCTACGGTTCCAATACGTGGGATTACAACACTCGTGCAATCGGTATGCTAGAAGGGTTCAATGTTATTCTAACGAACCACATCCCTACTGATAGTATCGAAGAATACGATGGTTGGGACGCTGCACTTGGCGCGAAGTACAACCTTGACGCTGACGGAGACGGCGCTTCATCTGCACGAGTTGCGGCTGTTGCTCTCTGTGGTGCACAAGAAGGTACACCAGCAGTTGGTATGGTTCAAGCATCAGGCATGCAGACCGTTCTTCAAGACGACCACCGTCGTAACGTGAAGTTCATGAAAGCACAAATGATGGTCGGCTATGACTTCCTATCACCATGGTGTGCGGGTGTCATCGAAGTTCACGATTAATTCACCACCTTAGATGGAGTCCTCCATCGCTACATCGAAGCGAGGCATTGGAACTTTATAATCGTCCGATGCCTTGCTCTCGTAGCGGCGGTGGTAACAGGCATGACACGAGACCACAGAAACCCACGGGTTGTTTACCTTGCCGTTCGAGATTGGGTTGGAATTATCACAATTTCAATTACACTATTGGCACTTATAGCCACATCGTATCTTCGGCATGATCGCCTGATCGTCGAGGTACTAACCAGACAACTAACAATCACAGAACGACTAGAAAGAATGGAAACTCAAATGGACGAACAACGCAGGAGAGACGAATAATGGCCTCTACAACCTTTACGCTCCAAACACAGGAGCGAAAATATTACAAACTACACCCATCAAACCAAACGCCATCAGGCGTGCCGACCAAGGGATATAGTGACACCACGCCATCGGGCACGGGGATCACAGACTGCAAGTACGCAAACTTGGCCAAGCTAATCTTCACAGGAGACGCTGACGGAAACACTGGCTGCGCGTTTGTCTGGGGCTGGTCACAGTTGGCTAGCGGCGAATGGATAGCAAACTTCATCGCGGAGATCACCTTCACATGCGGTTCACAGGCCGGAAGTGCAACAGCGGGTTCGGTGTTTGATACTGGCGATTTCTTTGCCGACATCGTGGAGCTAGAATACGGCGACACGGCGACCAAGGTGATTACAGACACACAAAACAACATCGCCTCCGCTACCGTTGACCTTGAAGGCGCCTCAAAGATTGAAGTTCAATTCAGTGACACAACAACGGACGCGGTAACGCCCACGGGTGCAGACTTGAACGTGGCGATGTCATTATTCTAAGATGCCTTTTCTTACGCCACGGGTCGCGCCTTCTAAGCACACACCCTTTTTGTGTAGGTGCCGACAACTTGGCGCACTAGCGGTCTACGACAACGCTTATGAGACCGTCGGGCCTGGCGATACGGACGTGTGGTGGATTAACTCCGCTGTTCGACCACTCCAAGAGGAGATGGAGCGATCAGGTGCGACGAGCATCTTTCCGCTGGACGATCCCAAGAGCAACACCATAATGCGAAACACTCAAGCAAGCGCATGGGTCAACACTGGCGGGGCGGGAACTTACGCCTCAGGCGTCACAGAGGTTAACGGTACGAAAGACGTGAGCGCATTGAACACACAGCTGGAGGGACCAACCATTCTAAATGATGGGCAACTGTCGATGAACGTAGACGCTGGCGAGTTGCAACACTACAGTGGTAGTGGCGCGGCACTTGGCGGGGTAGGGACACTTGCCCCTGGTACCACACACCCAGGACACACGCTCATCGACGGGCTTCCATTTAGTTTAGAAATTTGGGTCAAATTATCAGCACTTGACAGTACGGACGACGATCCCGCTTGGCTACTCTCATTGATAGACGCCGACGGTTTCGAGGCTCACCTTGGATTTGCGAGGAAAAATGTTACGGGCGGTGGTGGGCCCGGTGGCGCCGTCGCGGGTGATTATTACACGCCTTGCGCTAAATTGCGTTGGACAGGCGATGCCTACGAACTCACGCCTGTATGGTCTATGGACACCACGTCATACTACCACCAAGATTGGACTCAACTTGTAGCGGTTTGGGGTGCCGGGGGTAGGTGTAGGTTGTACTTAGACGGCAGAGAAATAGCCAACGGAAGTGCGGGTACAAATGTTCCAGCCAATCAGATTCAAGTTCGAGTAAATAAACCTGGGGCGGCTAATCGTGACTGTTTAAAAGACGGATCACTCGCATACGCGGCAACGTACAACACAGCACTCACTGGCGATAGAATTCGCAGGCACTACCTAGCCGCTCGGCGAGTGCTCGACATAACAATTCCAAAGAAATACGCAAGAACACACCACCACCAGCCAAATGGCACCGAACGGTACTGCCTTGGCGTTAGAACGACCAACGACGAGGATGACCAGGACGACGCCGATTCGAAATTTCGAGGGTCTGGCATCACCACCAATCCGAGTCACATGAACATCGAGCAGTTTCAAACTTGGAAAATGACAGTCCTCGAAGACATCCTGGAGCGATCTGGCGGGGATGACCCCAATCTCACCACTGGCGTGTCCATGGTTGGGATGTTTTGGGCGACAAAAGCACCAGGCGGGACGTTCCCAAGAACGCTCGTAGACTTTACGGGCGTTGAGGTGGGCAGCATGAACACCAACTGGACTGACCCATCAGGGTACATAGATAATCCTACATACAGTCCAAGCATCTACGGCGGCTTTCATTTCGTGCTTCAAGTCGCTGATGTTGACAGCTATACACTGGAGTGTAAGTGGGGGCACGACGACGGACGCACAGAGGATCTCACTAACGATGGCGAGTATCACATACTAACGCTTACCGATGGCTCAGATAATGTTATACCCCTGCCGCAGGGTGATGCAAACAGAAACGGCGTGGGCCACTACGAAGGCTTCCACCACGGGGGCGGGACGAGCAACGGGGATTGGCGACTTGGTCGCTACACCTTTGGCGGGTTTTCGGCTGGTGGTGGAGAAAACGTCGATGAATCGTTGTCGCACATTCACATGAGCGTCCTTGGTCGCTCGAATGTCATGAACACGAAAACGATTGACGTTGTGGCAGTTGATGACGTGCCCACGCCTCCGGCGTTACCTTGGCTTAACACCGTGTACACCTGGGGACGAGACTATGACGTTGTGACGATGGGGGCGATGCAATTCGACAACACACAATACCCCGACACTAACACCGACGACGTTGGCAACCCACAGGTGATCGAGACCTTTCACACACACATGGCCCTCTTCCCACGAGCACTCTCACGGGTGCAACTCCGCTCACTAGAGCGATTAGCCCGTGGCACGCGGCAAATGAGATCTCGCCGACCAACTCAGCACCTAACACGATTCTCGACCATTCTCTCACCAATACGGTTAAAACACTAATGAAATATATTATTACGATCCTACTTTTACTTTCCGGCTGCTCGATGTTCAAGCCATCGTCGGCCCCATTCTCCGGCTCCATTGGACTGCCAAGCGGCATGCCAGCGGTAGGGGCAGAGGGATCCACAGGATTCGAAATTCTGCCTTGGCTCGGCGGCGTCGCCGTACTCGCGGGAATTGCTTTGATCGTAATTTCTGGCGGTCGCAAGGGGTGGTACCCGCTGTGCATCGGCGTCGGACTCATAATTTTAAATTGGCTCGTATTAACTTACGCTCACGCTCTATTCATTCCTGTTGTTATCGCAACAGGAGCACTCACTCTGGCTCTCGGCTACAAGGTCGTGAGCTCTATTCTCTCACATAGGAAAACTTGCAAATGAATTTATTTTTAGCAGACCTGTTAGGCACCACCTGGTTTATTGCGTTGGCTTCTTGCCTCTCTTTTATAGCCGGATGCGTCATGGCAGACAAAATCAAAAATTGGGTATACGGCAAGTAAGGCATAACGATGGGAACACTTAAAACAAATACCATTACGCCTTACACTGGCGCTATCGTGCAAATAGGCGACGGATCAACGCATACGTTGCAAGTCGGTGATAGCGGCCACGCTAGTAATCTCTCGGTCACCGGGACAGCTGATTTCGAAGGCGCTGTTACGTGTGATCTTACCCTTGGGGTAAGTGGCGCTACAACTTTAGCTTCGTTAACAGGAACAACGGCTACTTTTTCAAGCGACGTTGACGTTAGCGGCGACCTAGACGTTAGCGGCGACCTAGACATGAACACCGGGGACATTACCGCCGCTGGCGCGGTTGCAGCAGCATCACTTACAGTTACCGCAAGCACGATATCTGTTGGCGGGGCAACGATGGCGGTAGCGACACGCGCCTTTGGCACGTTCAATTACACGCACACTGGAAGCGTTGTTACCGCCGACGCCAATGACTTTGGGGTTACAAGCGTTACTGCGGCGGGTGGGCTCGTAACCGTCACACTTAGCACCTCTCTTGCAACTACTGAATACCTGGTTATCCTAACTCAAATAGAGGGCACCGCGTATGGCGACATAACCAGAGCCGTATCGAGTTTCACCGTTGGCGTTACAGGTGACTGTAAGGTTTCTTTTGTAGTAATAAAGGCGTAACCCATGGGTAACAAACTTGAAGCAGTAAACGGAGTCTTGCGAAGGATAGGCAAGCTCCCAGTGCCAGCATTAGACACTGGAGGATCGTCAACGCACGCTCAAGTTGAGCGGATGATTGACGACACCTCGAATAGAATTATGGCACAGGGCTGGAACTGGAACCGTAAGTACGACGTTTCTGTGGCACCACTCGCAGCTGACGATCAACTATTGGATCCACGAATAGGGTACATTCACGTTGATAGACTTGAACTAGGCACGGCCACCGACATCAGCGGCATATCAACCGCCAACCCCTCGGTGGTTACCGCCAACTCACACGGCCTGGCCACTGGCGACAGGGTATATATAACAGGGGCGGTAGGGACCGCTGGACCCACCCCCGCGACGCATGACACCAGCGGGTACGTGCACACCATAACCGTGGTAGACGACAACAATATATCGCTAGACGGGGTGGACGGCACAAGTTTCACTGTGACATATGTAGCGGGTGGAACAGTACAAAAGGCTTACACGATCTACCACATTGACACGTATGGCACAGACATAAACGAAAACTTGATTCGCAAGGGTGAGTACATGTACGAGGCAGACGACAACACGTTTGTAATCGCTGACACCTTTAAGATGACGTACACGTATCAGTTCGAGTACATAGAGATCCCGCCAGCATTCCAGGATTGGATAATTGCGGAATCCGCGTTAGCTTTAAATCGCAACACAAGTTACGCACACACTATGCCTACGTTCTCGCGTCCTCGTGACTCTGAGTTACAAGAGGAAGCCAGAACAACCAAGAGTACCGCGATGCAGGAAGAGATTCGTGCAGCGGATACGAACTTACTTAACACAATGGAAATGCGTCAAATTCGGGGCAGACCAAGAACCATAGACCGTAGCGTCTATTAACCAAGAAGGAGTGACCACAAATGGCACAAATGGGAATGACATTCGTTGACGGGATCAACGAGGTAGTGGAGACCATCTTAGAGTTTCCGATGTCTGGGACAACCAAGCCCAGCGACAACGGTGACTCAACGTCTGTGTACTACCGAGCGGAGCAATTTATTGACCGCGAAAACAGGAGAATCCAAGCGTGGGGCTGGCCGGAGAACACACGACAATCCGTAGCCTACACGACCACAGACGGCGACGACGCCGTGAGCCCCACGTCGCCAGAAGGCGGCGGTTGGGTTCAGTTTTCAACTGCGGGAACCGTCCTAAAGGTACGCGGAGCTGGCCCTGACTCGTATCGAAACCTAGTGATACGAAAGAGTACGTGGACTGACGAAGAGGCAACCCCAGTGACCCACAGTAGTACGTTCTTGTACGACGCTGACCGAAGCTCCTTTGACGTTAGAAAAGGCGCAAACCATGGGTCAACCGCTGCCTCAACCACAGAAGAGGTTCATATCGATATTACAGAAATTTTGGATTTCGAATATCTTCCGTCACATCTTCAAGACGTGATCATATCGCGTGCAAAGATGACCTTCCAGCGACGCATGCAGGGCAACCCTCAAATGGATGTCACACTCAACCAAGAGTACATGCAAGCAGAAGCGTCAGCGCTTCGCAACAAGCCTGAAACGGATCAGAACTTTAATGTTCGACCAATGATTCCAGGTGGTCCACCTCCTTCTCAAGAGGCACCGAAGCAGGGCTAATATAGAGCATGCCAAGTACACCATTTGTACAACGTATCAACTCGTTAGCCCATGGCGTAAGCCGACAAGCGGATAGCATACGTTTTCCAGGACAAGTCGAAGAAGCGAAGAACTTAGCGTTCAACATAATTGATGGAGCGAGAAAACGACCCGGTTCAACTGTTATAAACTATATGGATAGTGGAATAAGCTCTGCACTACAGTATAGAATTCACAAAATAGAACGAGACAATTTAGCCGAATTCTTGGTCATTTACAGTGACGGCGGTATTACTGCAATTTATGATATTTACAATGATCACTTTGCGGTTCCAGTAAATAATACAGGAAACTATCTTAGCGCACAGGGCGCAACGGTTAATGATTACCAATTTCAAAATATTGCAGATGCCACCTTCATTGTAAATACAAATAGATCGACTCAAACTATTGACACGCCAGATGGCGAAGGCGCTGACATTGACTCAACCAGAATGCCTGTGAAGTTAACCAGAACCAACAGCTCCCATCCATTTGAGTGGTCGATTGAATTCAACGACTACACAGGAAGATCTTACCAGGAGCAGTGCCTTTCCGCGGGATCTGGCTGGAGCGGTACTTCTGGGACGACATGGGGTCTTAAATGCCCATGGACAAATGAGTCAACATCATTTATCGTTGGAAACGCAAGCTCTACCGATGTGCAAGAGGCATTACAAGGAAACGGAAAAGATCCCGATGACTATGATGACGCGGTCGTTGGGCTAAAGGCTTTCCCTTACGGCAAAGTAATTTGCACAGGTGGTCCAATAGATCACAAGAGAATATTCGTTCGAATTAGTCCCGACATAGAAGCCGATGGGCTACTGTCGTTAAGAAGAGTTGAAGATTACCCCGACATTAACATGGACATTAGCCGTGGCCATAGCGATCAAAATCCACCCCCGAAATTTATTTCAGAGGGCATGCCCATCAGCGACATTGGTTACTACAACAACCGAATGGTTCTTGCCAGCGATGAGTTCATTTGCTTTTCGGCATCTGACGACCTGTTTAATCATTACCTAGATGACTCTGCGTTCCTCATTGACTCAGACCCAATCGAAGCACAGTTAGCGGCGACAGACATTACAATTATTGACTTCGTTGTGCCCTTCAGGCAATCCGTCTTAATTATGACACGGGCAGGCCAGCAGTTTGAACTTTCAACGCAAGGCGAGCCGCTCACCCCAAGCACAACATCTGTGACGGCAAGCACGAGATATGAAACACAAAAGGTTCGGCCTGTGTCCATTGGCGAGCGTCTCTACTTTCCCGGAGGTGGCAAGAGATATTCTGTTATTTATGAATACTTTTACGATGACATGGCAGTCTCAAACAAGGCTGCGGATATCACCCGCCATGTGCATAACTACGTGCCGCCAGTTATTGTAAACATGGTCACATGCACAAATACTGAAACGCTGTACGTGATGCCCACGCTAGAGGGTGACGTCAGTGGATCCACTTTTACATCTTACGCAGATGGCGCTTGGGATGATCCTGGCACATGGTCAGATGTCGGGACGACGACGCCGCAGGAGTACGACGACGTAATAATTTCACACGTCGTTGAGTTTGATGACTATGCAGACGAAGGCTCACGCGATAGAGCAGCAGGGGAGGGCTATGAGGCAGCAAAACTGTATGTCTATCAGTCATACACCGAAGGGCAAAAACGCAAACAATCTGCATGGGGACAGTGGGACTTTGGCGCAGACGCATTTATGGACTGCGCCATCATCGACACCGATCTGTACATGCTAAGAAAAGAAACACATACCGATGCTGGCACTAGTACCACTCGCCTGTTTGTTGACAAAATCGATACGTCTGGTGCCGAGCCAAAAGACGCTGGCAACTTTACGGTGCACCTGGACCACAGGGTATCTAAGACCGGGGGAACCAAGACGGGAAGTGAAACCCCATGGACCGTGACGTGGAGCCTTCAGGGTACGGTTGGAGATGGCTTTGTAGATTCTGGCATTAACACGGTTGTAAATACAGACACTAACCAGCACGCAACCATTGCCATGGCCGCTAATGGGTACGACGCTTCCGCCACTTTTGCCGTGGAGGCCGATGCCACATCTTTCGCAGCCGAAAAGTGCATCTTCGGTCGTTCTTACTCAACCGAGTTGACATTAAGTAAGTTGTTTATGAGGGACGATCAAGGCAAGGCCGTGGTTGATGGACGCACGGCCCTTAAAAAATCTATTGTTGAGCACCAAACATCTGGGGAGTACAGCATAACGCTAACCGATTCGCAAGACACAAGCACAGAAAGAACAAAAGTATTCACGCCAGATGTTGGTACGGTATCTGACTACGCAGAGGTTGGATTTTGGACGCACGGCAATGTTGAAAATTTAACACTCAAACTAATAAACACCGACCCAAGACCCTGCACATGGACGTCTTTGGAGTATCACGGTGTTCATACAACTACAACGGAGTAACCCATGGGCATGGAAATGATGGCACTCGGTGCGGTTACGTCAGTGATGGGCGCCTCGCAACAGAACAAAGCTGTCAAGCGGTCAATGATGACCAACAAAAAGTATGCTGAGATGCGTAGGGATTCTATAATAGAGCGTCGAGGTGTTATGCAAAAACAAACACTTGCGGCTCGTGACGCAGAGTCGTTAAAAACCATGAGACGAGCGTCCGAGGTTAGGGGCAGGATTAGAGTTGCACAAGCATCTGGCGGTCTTTCAACAGGATCCGGGTCAGGTGAGAGAGTGCTAACGCAAGCCGACATAGATGAAGCTCAAAATCTTTCAATCATAAACGAAAATACTGCGAACAAGATGACGATGATGAACATTAACTATAAGAACTTGAACACCGAGAACATGGCAGGCTACGAACAAAATATAAATGCAGCACTGGCGCAGGGTCAAAACGAGATGCTGGCTGGACTCAGCGGCGGGATGTCAGGGCTCTCAACAGGCCTCTCGATGACACGAGCCCAAAAAGGCGGGTCCGGGGCAATACCTTGGTCATCGACGATGGGGTTTTAAATGGCTAAAAAAAGAAGAAAAACAACACCAAAAACCGAAAGCGTGGGATCTAGCTACCGTCCATCGTCAGCCCAAGCTCTTGGCACCTTCGCTCCTGGTGTGCTGAACATGCCAAGGGCTGGCGTTCACGTCCCTAACCAAGAACTTAAACAGGTCATGGGCTTGCTGTCTGGCTTCGGGGAAGCGTATTCGTCTATCACAAAAAGCATACGAGGAGACGGATCGTCGAACCTTGGAAACTTGAGGCGAGATGGCGCCGAGGATATGAATTGGTACAAGGCAGAGTTTGAATCCGGCAGGGCGGCAATTCCGACAGAAGAGGGCGGGACATCTCTCCAAGATGAATTATTTCAGTTAGTAGAACTGCACGGCAACCCCAGTGCCGCCTCCCACGCTATGGCAATGGGCATCGCCGCAGAAACACTCGGCGCGGAGATCAGCGACAAGGGGCACCTTCTTCCAAACGATCAACTCACGCAACCAGAAATCGACGCATACCTAAACACAATGTTAGAGGGCACAGCGGCAGCATTCAGAAGCCATTATTCGGGATTTGCTGAAGAGCGAAAAGTCCTCTACAACGATGGCATTGTTTCTGACCTCGTCTTCGCTGCTGACGGTGAGTTAAAATCCAACAACGAGCTTTGGAAAGAGGTGAAAGCTGACCACGAAAACTGGTTGATGGACCCAGGCAACAAAGAGCTCTACATGTTAGGTCTTACTGTTAATGCCGTTCAACAAGCAACAGCGGCTGGCCACTACGAGCGAGCTGAGAAGTTAATGACGAGGTTGCCGGAGGGCTACGGAGCGCGAAAGGGCCTTGACGCAAAACTTATTGAAGGACGGCGAGAGACCGCTATGACCTCGCTCGGCGAGGAGCTCACGGGATTGACGGCATCAAATTACGCATCGTGGTCGATGAGCGACGACGTGTTTGCGGATATCTCGAATGCGGGGTCAGACCCACGAGATACTAAATTCTCAACGAGGCTTGTGGACACACTTGAGCATGCCCTTGCGGAGGGTTACATGGCACCAGCCAAGCAAAGAGATTTCCTAAGACGCTTTCAAAGCCAAACCGACAGCGAGGGCAACCCACTATTTCCAAGAGCGTCCGTTACATACAATAAAATAAACGATTTGCGCAAGCGCCTTCCTGACGAATATGATTTAATCCGTCAGCGGGAAATACACCACACGCAAGACAACCACACGGCAAGGCAATTGATTCTTCAGTACCTAGACCCCGACGGTGGATCAGATTTTAAAACTGACAAAGAGATTCGCGAGCATCTAATAACGACGTACCCTGAGAGAGGGCACGACTACGCATATGAACTTTTAGAGCTTAAGAAAAAACGGGGAGGGCTTGTGCCAGATAGCAGCCCGAAGGTGTACGCACAGATGATGATGCGTATACATGATAGCAATGTCCATCAGCGACGAGTTCTTCCGACAGAAATTTGGAATCTCGTAGGTGAGGGAACGCTGACCGCAACGCAAGGTAACTTGCTGATCAGCGCGAACAGCTTAGAGACGAAATACGAGGATGAGAAATTCTCGCCAGAGGCAGTAGAGCTGTTCGACCAGATCGAAAACGCCTTCTGGACAGCGGCAGGCGCAGAGCCACCAACGATGATGTATAGATTCTACACCCCATCGACTGACACAGATCCAGGCGTGTATGAAGATTGGGTTAAACTAAACTCTGGTTTGAGAAAAACTTGGCGCTCGTGGGTCGCCGAGAACCAAGTACTAAGGGAAACGGATCCATCAAAGTACCTAGAAGCACGTACTAAAAAGCTCTTGGAGATTTCCGAACTATATCTCGCTCCAGGAGACAATCCTATAGCATTCTTTAATAAATTCTCAGCAACTAGTCGTGGCCTCCAGTGGTCGTCACGAGAAAATAATTAGGAATCACATATGCCACAAGACGAAGATGTTCTAGCAGGAATGATCGGACCCGGTAGCGAGCTCAACCCCTACGCAGCGGTTGACCCAGAGCTACAGCAGGACGTAGAACGTATCGCTGAAGAAGAGGGCCTACTAGCTGAGATTCCCGCGAAGAATGCACCACCCGAAGTGGCTAAACCGTTCACGCCGCAGGGTGGCAAGATTCACGGCATGAGTCGTAAAGAGTTTGAGACGAGTGGAGTAGATGTTACAGAAGAGCAGGCGGCGGCGATCACCAAAACGGGCAAGGTTGCGCCAGTAGAAAACACATTAGCTCAAACAATAATTGAAGAGGGCATGGGCTTTGGCAATGCTCTTATCTTTGGCGACTATGGTTTATTTGGAAAGGCAAGACGAGTTGACGAGTTGCATGGTGGTAAAGTTGTAGGCCCAGTTTTTAGAGGCGCTCTGAACCTTGGTGCGAACATGTATAACCTTGGTGTCGAGGGCTTGGGCTTGGCGATGGAGGCAGAAAGTTGGTTGATCGGAGATGGTGGCGGTGACTCAAAATCTATTGCTGACCTTCGCATTGACATACACAAACAGCTTGGTGAGAATCCAATTCCTGATGCCTGGGGTACTATAACTATTCCACTGAGCAAGTTCAATGAGGAATGGGCTGACATCCCTTTACCTGTCACAACAATTGCAGAAACAGTAACTTCGTTTTTGATTCCATTTGGAGCCGCATCAAAAGTACTTAACGCCGGGCGGCATGGAGGAGGCTTCGCTGGCATGGCTGGCAAAATCTCTGGTCGAAATGTGCAACAAGGCGCTCTGGTAGGAAGCAAGTACTCCGCATCGAATGTCGGAAAGGTGATGGCAACAGAGGCCACCGCTGGCTTCCTCGCGGATCCCATTGCGTGGGACCCTGCGATGGGAAACATTTCTGATCTCTTAATACAATCGGGTTTCGACAATGAATGGACGCAACGTCTTTCTTCGAAACGATATGTTGAGGACGGACAGTTCATAACTGCCAGATTCATGATGGCGCTGGAGGGACTCCCGCTAGGCATTCTCGCTGATGGTCTGCTACGATCAGTGGGATACACTGGCCGAGGCGCAGCGAATATAAAAAGAACAATAGCAAAAAGCACCGATGAGATGGGGCTAAACCCATCCCAGCTCCGTAAGCTAGACAGAGTAGGTAAAATATCTCTTGCTCGTAATGTAGCCGCAACTGAATATTTAGAAAGTGGCATGAAGATGTCAGATATTCCTGCGAAGCTTGAGGAAGACGGGCTCGGACTCCAGGGAATCCCTGAAGAGGATCTAATTACTGCAATGGGCACACTTGTTGCACACGATAACGACATCCCACAACTTGCTGGGGAGCAGGCTGTTTCAGGCTTCCTGATGGGCAAAGGGGAAATAGATACATTATTTATTTTGTCCAAATCAACAAGCTCTGAAATAGACCTTGCAGCTAACACAGTAAAAACAGTAGATGGGCATGGCGTAGAAACCGTGATGTCGTTACACCAAGACAAACGCATCATGGGGACAGCACGCGGAGAAAGATCGAAAGGTGTTGCCAAACTTAACAAAAGAGATAGCCAAGTTGTTGACGATGCGATTAGTGCCCACGGCCTAGATGAAGAAACCAGCAATAGTATAAAATCACAGGTCGCTGATTCTATGGCGAGACACCCAAAAAGCGAATGGCAACCCCTTGAAATTGCATCCATCAAACAAAAAGTAGACGCCGACGGCAAGCTAGTTGTGGACGACAGTGGCAACGCTGTTCTAAAGGTAAAATACAAAAAAATACCATATACATTCCACCGAAACAGAAACGGCAAAGCCTACGCAGTCGGCAGCCCACAGCGAAAACGGCGTGTTAAAGACTTGGGCGGTAAGCTAGAAAAAGAAGTTCTTGAGGTACGAGCACGAGCGGCAGCTGGCGATGAAGTTGCAAAGACCATTCTTGGTCACGCAAATTGGTACGCCACTATGCGGCAGAGGCTCGGCAGAGAGTGGGGAGTTTACAGAGATCTTGTAGGAGAACTACTTGGAGCTCTAAGCCCACAGACAAAGGTGAAAGCAAACTTCGCAAACATGACCAATGTCATGCACCACTACACACGCGGCGCATTTGATGACGTCCTTGAGGCGTACGGAAAGCATCGCCAAGCTGGTGGCACGTTTAAAGAATGGGTTGAAGCAGGCAATAAAGTTATTGGAAAAGATGGCTTAGTAGACTCAGCGGTGAAAGATCTCGCCGACGAAGGTTTTACAAAGTTTGGTTTTAATACTGGCAACGCTATGGACACGTTGACGGGGCACTGGTACAGCACTCGAAAGGGTGTACAAGGCAAAGGTGTGAAAGCTGTAAACTTTGCAGCGAATCTTTTAGGACGTGACAACCAAGCAACCATTGATGTTTGGGCTGCTCGATTTTTGGAAAGATTGGCTGGCCGTAAGCCAATTCCACCAAACGCTGAAGGGGCTGTGCAAGGCAGCTACATCAAAGGCACGGACCCAACAAAAGATACAGCTGGTTCTGCTATGGGATTTGGACAAGAGGTCTTCGAGAACGCAGCAAAACGTCTAGGGATGTCAGCAGACGATCTCCAGGCGGTTGGCTGGTTCATGGAAAAAGAAAAATGGACAAAGAAGAACTGGACAAACCTTGACGGCGAAGGCGGCTCGTTCGACCTAGAGTCAGATCTTATACGTCCACAACGAGTTGTCATGGAGGCAGGCGTGCAGGACCCAACAAAAGTTGCTGCCGCTCAGACAACAGCTCGCACGATCATTGGCGACGACCCAACCGCAACTGCGTACAGCGTTGGAGAGAATTATAGGTATTCGGGTGGCGAGGGTGAAGCATCTTTACACGTTGAGGTTACATACTCAAACACTCAAAAGCCAGGAAGAGCTCCACAACTTGACGCCGAGGGTAATCCTATTCTTGGCAAAGATGGAAAGCCTAAATTCAAGACAGTGTCCGAAACGGACCAAGTTCCAGACTTTGGATCTGCGAGAAGGACCATGGCTCAATTGGGCAAGGATGGCGATCAGGATGCCATGATGGGAAGTTTGGTCCTTGACCTTTCCTCATCAGAAGGAAACATTCTCAAGAGTAACCCCAACGCCAGACCGGGCGTAGAAATTTACTTTGACAGTGGCGTTACGCCCGAAGAGGTTGCGAAGGTCGTGGCCTTTCTTAAGTCCAAAGGGCTCGGAGCTCAAACAATAAATGAAGCAGAACGTGGCGCCACTCGTGCTGGTGGAAATAAGGTTATCGGCATTCGATCAGCCTACGTACCAGAATTCGACGACGCGGCAAGTGGTCTTATTGGAAAAACCGACGATGCTATAGCACATATGGAAAGAAAATTCGAAGAATTTGCTGATTTACAACGAGAATTGGTCGAATTAGACCCAGTAGCAAGGGCTGAAGTAGAAGCCTTCGATACCATCACCATAACACGCGACGATTATGATAGGATATTAAGCGATGATAGAACACCTGTACCAACGAAGTCTGAAGATGCATGGGGCTCAAGACCCTGGCACGAAACGCCTGAAGGAACGCATGGAACTGGCAAAGGCCGGGAACTCGACGAAGGAGTTTCGGGTGCTGATGGACGGCCTGGGGAGCAGCGGCTCCGGCAAGACGAACGAGGCGAAGCCCTCATCGACACCGAATCCGGCGTCGCCTTCATCAGAGGAATAACCGCTCCCGATGCGTCAACCGCAGTTCACGAACTCGGTCACGCACTACACGCACAACTACTGGCTGGTGGAAATAAGAAGCAACTCAAAGCCATGGAGGATGCCTTCGGCGTTGTCGATGGTAACTGGGACGAGGCCGCCATGGAAAACTTCGCCAGAAATTGGGAGAGTTACATCGCGAATCCAGAAGGGCTGGCGGCTGGCCAAGCGAATGCTCTCTCTTACATAGCGGCCCAAATTCGTGACGTGTATAAAGACGTCCAGGGTTCGCCGCTCGCTCGCCAAATTAAACCTGACGTGGCAAAGTTCTTTGCTAGTCTAATGACGAGAACAGACTTACCCATTCGATACGCACCAGGAAAGTACATGCCAGCGATTGGCTGGGATAAGGTTGTGGCCAGGGTCAAGCAAGGGCTCAAAGATGGCGAAGATCTTAATGACATGATTCAAGAGGACGACATCCTCGGAACAGCACGGATGCGGGACCCAGAGCTATTAAAAAGGAATCCAGACAGGTCGGGATTACGACCGTCGTTGGATCCTAAACGATCAACCTTTGGCATTTCGCCGGACGACCCTCACGAGATTCTTAAAGTTGCCGCCGCCTATGGCGACCTCACTCGTAAGCTTATGGACGAGGATATCATCCCGCCACTGAGCAATGAGATCATATCAAAACGCGCGGTTAACATGTACGCCCGATTAGGAGCTGTGCACGAGGTACCTAGCGAGCAAGTGGTAGCCGAGGTCATGATAACGGACGCTCGCGAACATGGCGAAGGCGCTGTGAAAGTGTTCGTCGCTAACTTCATGTTGCAGAATAGACTAAAGAAGCTTCAGCAAGCGCAGAAAGCTGCCGACAGCTCCGGGTCAATCGTTGACAAGGCGTTACTACAAAGGGAGGCTATCGCCTATCAATACGTCGCAGCAATCGCACAACTAAAGCGTGCCCAAGCAGGGCAAGATCTACAGGCATGGGGAGCGCCACTAAAACTTCCAACTGAGAAAGAGCTAACAGACGCGACAAAGGCTGCGGAGTTCTTGAAATCAATTGGACGTGACTCGGCCAGCGTTCAAGAAATAGCTAACGGACTTCGGGGACTTGACCCAAATGACCTGACCGACCTTGGCCTCATCTCTGAAGTTATTAAGAGCTCCAATAAACAAATAGGTGGAAAGTTCCGTGGAGTCGTTCAAGAAATTTACACAAACTGGTTGCTCTCCGGCCCGGCCACGTACACGGGGCTTGCGGCAATTTCTCCTGCACTCACGCTGGGTATTACAGGAGCAGGAAAATTCGCGACGTCTGTGGCCACGGGCAACTTTGAGGTTGCGGCGCAGACACTTACAAATCTTAGGCATAACATTGGTAACATGACAACCGCCCTCGAATACGCCTTGAAAACGGCGGCAAAAGAAGAGGGCCAGCTCATGCCCGGACGTGAGCTCAATGACGCTAGCTTCGCACGAAAAGCGGTATGGACCGACAGGGAGCCAGGCAGCTTCGCGGGAAAAGCGGGAAAATGGGTTCTCAATCATGTCATTGGTGGGGTCTTGGTTCGGCACCCAAGTCGAGCGATCATGACAATCGATGAGTTCTTCCGGCAGATGGCAGGACGCACCGCACTTGCTGATAAATCGTATACAGATAATATGGCTAAACTTGTTAAAAAGGCACAACGACCTGGCGGGAAGCTAGAAAATGCAAATAGGTTCCAGGTACTTCGATACAAATCGAAGATGCACGATACGGTTTCCGAGATGGTGGATAAAGAAATTCAAAACACCATCAAAGACGGACACCTCCGCAACGAGCAGACGCTAATTCATGAGGCAATAAATGACCCTAAGATTTCGAAAATAGACGATGACTACGAAAAGGGTATGGCTGTTGCAGAGAAAGTTAATACCCACAGGACGCACCGCCACAACGAACTCGTGAGGCATGTTGAGGACTACGCAACGCGGCCTGTGTTCCAGGGTGACCTTGGTCCAAACGCATCAGGGTTCCAAAAGTTCTTAGACCAAAACACATGGGGTATCGGAAGAATTCTTATTCCGTTCTATAGAACGCCAATGAACCTAATGGAGCAAGCGTTCGGTATGTCCCCAACAACAATAGTGTCCGAGGTTGCGCAGAAGTTAAACAACCTAAGAGGTGGCCGCACGCCAGAATTTGAGGTTCGGCTTAAGGCGTATACAGATCACCTAGAAACGAAATATGGCAAGCACATCGATGAAATTGAAGATGGCGACCTACACTCGTCCGAGTTGGCCGCGCTTAGGAGGCGGCAGGCATCGGTAAAACGAAGTCAGCAGTATGGCCTGCCCGAAGAGGCCGAGCTCTGGCGATACCACCGAAAGCATATGGAAGATCTTCGAAGCGGAGATCCTCGACGAATGATGGAAGCTCGCGGTCGTCAGGCATCAGGCATGGCGCTCATGGGGCTGGCGTGGTACTGGTACGAAAACGATATGATCCAAGGCGCTGGCCCATACAACTCTCACAAACGTAAAATATGGTCACAAAATGGCGGCATGCCCTACTCGGTAAAGATTGGAGAAAAGCGATACCAGTTCCGAAAGATGGACCCCTTCGCAACGGTTCTTGCAATCGTCGCGGATGGCTTTGAGGTACTAGAAGCGGATCCAACCATACGAGAGCAGGACAAAACAAATCTTTTGGCCGTGATGTTCTATGCGTTAACCAAGCAGCTTAATGAGAAGATGTTCATCAAATCATTAACCGCACTCACCGACGCATTTGCAAACCCAGACCCAGAAGATTCTGGTGTTCTACGTTGGCAAAAGCAATTCCTCGGCACACTGATTCCATGGAACTCTCTGCAACGAGCCATGAGCTATGCGACTGATCCCGTTGTGGCTGACACGAGGAAGATCATGGATAATATTAAAGCCACAACCGTGTGGGGCGGCGGCGAGGCGCCTCCTCAGTACACCATCCTTGGCGAGCCTGTATCTCGGCTTCAGCCGGACGACGGCTGGTGGCAAACGGCAATCAATATTGTCTCACCAATTCGCATACAGTCGGTATCTACCGACGAGCTAATGATCGCGCTAGAAAAACTTGACTACCCATTCCATGCCGAGTCTTACGCGGTTTACAATGGGATAGAGCTACGCGATGTTGCTGGCCCGGAAGATTACGATTGGTCGGTGTTCCATTACATGAAGAAGATAGTCGGCGACGGAACTATCAAAATCGATGACTTAACATTACGGCAAACTCTCGAAGCTTATTTGCTTCCGAGTGGTAACATGCACCATGAGTATATTAGGCATGGAAAAGTCGCGCGGGACCCTAAAACGGGACACACGATCCAGCAAACAATGGTCAGCGATATCATCTCTAAGTTCTACGGACTATCACACGACTACGCATTAGCAAACTCGCCAGAGTACAGAAACCTTGACGTAGACTTAAATGTTCAAGACGTAGAGCGACACCTTCCGCTGGCAATCGAGGAGCGTGGCGAGGAGTCGAGTACAGTGAGCAGGATGAGAAAAGAAATCGAGACGTTAAAAGGATATAAGGTCAACCCATGAGCACAAACCTAGACGACATTGCCGATCTTTATGATCAGCAACTTTTAAAAATATTAAGAGAAGGCAGAGAAACACTCACCAAGGACGGTGAGTCTGTACGCATCGAGGCAACAGCTGCGGATCTAAATGTAATACGCCAACGTCTAAAAGACTGCGGCATCACCACAACAGCGACAGGGGACAGCCCCGTTGCAAACATAATAGAGGAATGGCGAAAACGTGGCATGAATCTTCCAGCGTTAGACGATATGGATGATGCCGCGACAGCGTAACATGAGCGAACATTATGAACAAATTCAAGCAAGTAGCCGAGATGGCTACCCCATAGTTTTAGTTGATTGGACCGACAGCTGCGAAAATGCCGATAATTCTGATGTTGGAATTTATGATTTACCAGCACCACAGCGACTGTTTTACGCAGGATTCATCATACATGAAGAGGAAGATTACATCGTCATAGCGGGTGGAATTAAGCCTGCGTTGGAGACATATGACAACACCATGGCAATCCCACGGTGCTCGATTAACTCCATGCGATACCTGAACCCAACAAAAGTTGAGGAGGAAGGGTAATGAGTCGAGTTCTGGTGATCGGGGATGTCCACGAGCCAGCGACACACCCCGGATATTTAAAATTTTGTAAGGACCTTTACGACTCCTGGAATTGCAACAAAACAATTTTCATTGGCGACATCGTTGATCATCACAATATTTCGTTTCATATGCGAAACGTAGACGCTGATGACGTGACTCGCGAAGCTGAAAAAACCGCAAAAAGAATACAACGCTGGGTCAAAGCGTTTCCAAAAGCTGATGTCACAATCGGAAATCATGACGAGAGAGTCTACCGATTGGCGGCCAGCGTTAACATCCCCGCTCGGTTCATTACAGACTACAGCGTGGTTTGGAACACGCCGAAGTGGAATTGGGTTCGAGAGATTGACGTAGATGATGTGCACTATGTCCACGGCACAGGCATCGGCGGGAAGACCCCGGCCATGAACGCCGCAGTAAAATCCATGCAATCAACCGTGATCGGACACGTACACTCAGTTGCTGGGACGCACTGGGCCTGTGGACCAAACAAACGGATCTTCGGAATGGACGTAGGCTGCGGCGTTGACGTGAGTCACCCCGCGATGGCATACGGAAAAAATATGATCAGCAAGCCAATCCTTGCCGCTGGCGTTGTCATGGACGGCATCCCGTATCACGAGATCATGCCCATGGCTCGTGGTGAGAAGTATCACAAATCTAAATTTAGCAGGAAGCTCGCATGCCAGTAAACGAAAACAAACAGCTAGAAGAGTACATTGGAAAGCTGGCTGAAGACTTTTCGTTTTTCGGTGAGGAGCTGTGGCAAGAGCTGGGGCTCCCAGCGTTTGCCCTACACCAGAAGGAGATAGGACATTGGCTACAGGATGGACCACGAAGGCGTGGGGTACGGGCGTTCCGTGGAGCGTCGAAAACTTGGGTTACGCTAGCGTATTGCCTGTGGCGATTGTTCGTGAATCCCAACGAGAGAATCCTTCTTGTTTCTAAATCGGAGAAAAACTCGAAGGACTCACTGTTCATGATTCGGCGATGGATTGCACAGGTTCCATGGCTCCAACATCTCAGCCCCGACAGGCGAGGTGGTCAGCGAGATAGTGCGGTAATGTTCGATGTCGGCCCAGCAGAAAATGATCGAACGCCATCCTTCGCGGCAGCGTCCGTCACTGGCCAAATCACTGGACGCCGAGCGAGCATCATCCTTGGCGATGACTGTGAAACCAGCGAGAACACGCTGACCATTGAGATGCGTGACCGTCTCCGTGAGCAAGTAAAAGAATTCGAAAACATTCTCATTCCCGGCGGCGACATTATCATGCTCGGCACGCCTCACCACAAAGAATCACTCTACGATAAACTAGTCGAGGGCGGCTACGTCTTTAGATGTTGGCCATGCCGATTACCAAGCGCCGACGAGCTTACTGATGACCTTGCCCCAGAGCTGGCTCAGAGGCTCGCAGAGGGCGAGGAGATTGGGGAGCCTGTATGGCCGGAAAGATTCACAACTGACGAGCTGGTGGAACGTGAAGCGTCTGAGGGGCGCTCCACATTCATGATGCAGTACATGATGCTAACTCACCTTGGTGGTGGCGTTCAGTACCCACTCCAATTAAAAGATCTAATAGTATTCCCGGTGGCTCGCGAGGAGGCACCACTAACCATTACATGGGGGCAGACAAATGATAGAGGAGGAACGACACGGTGCGAAGAAATCCCATCGCTTGGGTTCGGAACGGATGGATTCTACTCGCCAATCATGTACTCGCAAGATTGGGGAAAGTATACGGGAAGCAAGATGTGGATCGACCCGGCCGGGAGAGGCGCAGACAAAACCGCCTACGCGATAGTCTCACATCTAAACGGAAACCTGTTCATAAAAGACGTTGGAGGTCTAGACGGTGGGTACTCGCCCGACGTGCTAGAGCATCTCGTCGTGCTGGCAAAAAAACACATGGTGCGAGAAATTTTCGTGGAAAGCAACTTTGGCATGGACATGTTTGTCTCTCTCATAGAGCCCGTCCTCATGAAGCACCGTGTTCGGCAGGGAGAAACGGAAGACTTGCCACATGGCTGGGGGGCGTCGATAGACGGTGTCCACACGAGTGGGCAAAAGGAAGTAAGAATCATACAATCGCTAGAGCCCGTGATGAATCAGCACCGCCTGATCATGCACCCAGACGTTGCCGCAAACCAAGAACTCCAACGGCAGATGGTGACCATCACCAGGGACCGTAACTGCCTGCGACACGAGGACGAGGTCGAAGCCCTGGCGATGTGCGTCAAGCAGTGGACCGATGTCCTCAACCAAGACCAATCAGTCTCGGCTGACCGTCAGCGAGAAAGAGTGCAGGAGGAGCGGCTTCGAGCCCACTACAAAGAGCTGGGACTTGTTCCCGCAGGAGAACCACGCTGGTTCAAACACTAGGAGATAGAATGTCATCAATAAAATTTGCGCCGGATACCGACTACGTTGCCCTATTGACAGGTAACGGTAATTGGGGGCTAATGACCGGGGGGGGAACCTTCGGCTTGTACAGGTTTCACGCCAGATCCTTTAAGCACAGTACAACAGGGGTTCACACACACGACGACCATCAGCCGAGGTGGATTGAGGTAAAGTACTTGGAGGTGCCCACCATGTTTAGGAAACCAATTCCGACAGCAGGCATCCAACAAAACCCATACAACATGGTCGTCGAGAGGGCGAAGGGGCTCTGGATCGCCTCACGAGGGCAGACAGTGATGAGTGAGCCGACCCTTTGGGTGCGTCCAGCAGCGATGAGAACTCGTGGTATGATAAACAAAGCCCGGCTCACCAGAATGGAACCCGTGGCACATCACCGAGGAAGCCCATAAGGCATGCGATTGAAATCTAACATCCCAGCACAGAGAATAAACTCATTCGAAATTCGCAACGCAGGCCGCCAGACGAAACTGTTCAACGGCGATCAGCTTATTATGACTGACCGAGACCTGGAGTGGGACGAGCACGCCGTATTCTTTAACCTGGCGTTACGCGGAAACGTGCTCGTCACAGGGCTAGGCGTGGGCCTAGTGAACGAACATCTCATTAACGTCCCTGAGATCAAGCGGGTCGTCATAGTGGAAAAGCATAAAGAGGTCATCGACATGGTCTGGCCACACTGCACACGAGATGATAGATTTGAAATTGTTCATGATGATGCAGACACTTGGCCAATCTCAACCATGCACTTTGACTTCGCCTGGCTCGATCATTGGACCGAACTTCATGAGATGAAGCAAGAGGCCTGGTGGGATTTTATTCTTGAAAAATATTCGAAAAATTGTGATTTTGTGATGACTTGGAAACCCTCGTTTTTAGCCCAAAAACAATAGGGACTCTCTACGACCCCGCTACCGGGATAACTGTGAGAATTTACCGGGCCCAAACAAGTACTAGGAGAAGAGAATGAGATTACTTTACTGGAGTAGATTACTCGTCATATTTGGGGAAGAATTAGCAGCAACAGCTGTGTGCTGAAAGTAGTAACCCATGGGTCACAAATGTTGTCACAGAAACATGTGAAGCCCTATACGTTAGGGCGTCCAGTGTCGCCAACCCCCCCGCGCCCCCATGCGTGTCAGCGCCTGTGTGAGTCTATTTGAGACTATTGCGATGGGGGGTGGGGTGTCATTAAACAGCGATTTGGGCGTCATTTGTGGCAGGGCTGTGGCTCTGAATGTCGTAGCAAGAAGGGACGATTCGGTGGGCGTCAAATGCTGAGGATTTAAATGTTTTATCCGATGTATCTGACCTACCCTTTTCAATCTGAATAATTGATCCAAATTGGCTGAACATATCCCTTGCACTATGCCGATTAGTATGCTACTAATAGACATAGTCAGCAATGGTGCTGACGTAACCTACCAGGAGACATTATGACACACAAATTAACAGTAAAAGAGGGAGACCTTGTGCGGGTCTACAAGAATATCAACAAGGGCACATGGTCGGTGACGATCAAGGTCGAGGGGAAGTGGAAGGTCGCGTGTCAATGCGATTGGGTGACACTTCGGTGCGCTGACCCCATCACAACTGCAGCGGGAGCAGCGCGGATTCGCAAGACCGGACATCGCGAGGTGACGGCGAAGGTGGAAGGCATCTTTGTACATAGCCGTGCTTGGGAGAGACAAGGCGTACTCATGGAACGTGTCCACTACGATCCATGGGTGGATGAGCACTTCCACCACTGTGACGGCACGGTGTTTGAGGGCAGCGGTTGGGCTGTGTTTGAACCGTTCACAACCAAGACGCCCAAGACCGAATGGTTTTTATCGTACTAAATTATCTCTTCTAATTAAGGAGCACAGCATGAAGCATACACAAACAAATTGGATACCTACCCTACATCAAGCACAGGAATATAATGAACTTGTGCTGCAGGGTCTGACCTTTGACAGCAAAGAGGATTTGCAAACCTATCTCGACACCCTGTACCACTACGATACCGATGACGCTGACCATGTGCCGTCCGATTATGTCGATGGCGTGTGGAAGATAATTCAATCACAGCAATAATTATTACGAGGCGGATGGCACTCGCGAGAGTGCCATCCACCGCATAATAATGTGCGAAATATCCACAAGGAGGATACACCATGAATAACACATTACCCATCACCGAGCGACCGCTCACTAACTCTCAACTACTGCGACTTGCTCGTGGTGACCACCCAATCCCGCTCACGGACGATTTGGTGCAGTCAGTGGATCATGTGCTGATCACCATGCAAGTAGGCTCTACACGCATGGTCGTGCCTGTCCACTTCGGCGCGGGTATGGCTCTTGCACAGATCCTAGTGCAAGAGCATACGCTAGAGCCTACGTGCTTTGTGAGCCACCTACACAGGGATGATGGCGAGTGGACACTTGTGGTAGATGGCACGTTTAAACTTCAGCAATAATTATTACGAGGCGGTGGGCACTCTTCGGAGTGCCTACCACCGCATAATAATATGCGAACAGTTGCTGGACTGAAATTCAGCACAACTATCCAAGGAGGATACGATAATGAGCGTAAATTTAGACGGATTACCAATGGGCGAACTCAGCGATGAGACTGTACGCGAGTACTTCGATGACCCATGCAATGAGTGGATGGACATAGACGTGTATGACCTTGCGGTAGAGGCTCGACCACATATCAAGAAGGCGAATGTCTACACAGCACTAGCCATGTACTACACGGTGGACAGGATGATTCGCGGGGAAGTTTACCACACGACTGATAATCACTCTCCAACCTGTGTTGGCGAGGCGTATAGCCGAAGACCTATCACCCTTCAACGCGATTGGTACGATTGCGATGAGGCGTTGCGAAACAAGGTCTTTGAACAACTCGACCGACCGAGTGACGAGGTAGATTTCCTCTATTGGTGGGGACGCGACACCCTATGCCCACCCGACACGCACGAGGATTATTGATACGCTGATTATTGCGAGGCGGTTGGCATTCTAGCGAGTGCCATCCACCGCATAATAATATGCAACAGACGCTGGACTGAATTTCAGCACAACTATCCAAGGAGGATAAAACAATGAGCAACAACATTCAAACAACAACCAAGTGGTGGGGCGATGTCCCTACCGAGATGCGTGCCGAGATAGCGACAATTATCGAAGGCATCCAGCAGCAACTGCTTTCCCACTTCGATGTGATCACAGTTGAGGATGCCATAGTCGATGAGAACGACAACGGTGACTTTCCGCTGATTGACCTAGAGGTTCTTGTCCAAGGTGACCCTGAAGGCGTGACCAGAAGGCTAGTAGTAACTATCCAAAAGGAGGATGACCAATGAATCTTACAGAACTAGAACGCAACATACTAATCCACGCCCTAGAGGAGTGGTGTGACCGAGGAGAGGGTTTAGAGCCTGTCGAAGATGAGCCAACCTTCGAGAAGCAAGGCGATAGCCTCATCCTGATACAGAAACTATCTGGAGAGGAGGATGACGAGTGGGGTAATGCTTATGGGAGTCCAATGTACGGCGTTCCAGTAGACGAGCCTTGCCTGTTCGACCGACTATCCAATCCGATGAAGGTGCTATTCCTCATCGGGATATGGGCGCTGTCTCCAGCCCTCTACGTAGCCCATTGTTCACACGTTGTGTACACGGCATTAACAAGATCGAAGTCTTAACTATCCAAGGAGGATGACCAATGAAACTTACAGATTTAGAACGCAACATAATACTTAGAGCCTTAGACGAGTGGGAGTGGCAAGGCGCTCGCGGTCAACTTGAAAGTGAGGAGGACTGTGCGAGTGGGCTTTTCGGTGGATTCCATCCCAAATCCGACCAAGAGGTCTTTGACACTTTTGACGATTTTAAAGCCTTGCACGAGAAACTATCTGCCGAGGAGGATGACCATGTTTGAACTAATTAGAAACGGCTTTCTCTTCGGATTTATTGACAACGGAATTGTCGTATGTGGCATACTGCTCGTGGCGTTTATTGCTGGACTGAAACTCGACCCCGAAGCGCGAGCCATTGCATGGCGTATAGCCGTAGGCTGTGCGCTCGTGGCAAGTCTATCCAACGCCCTATCTGATTTCCTCGGAGCGTTAGGTGACCCTACACTGTGGAATTCAATAACAGGCATTACGGCTGGCTGTCTAGCGTGGACGGTCATCCTGCTAGTGCCTAAAGTTTGGTACTACTTTAACCCCGCTGAACTGAATTTCAGCACAACTATCCAAGGAGGATAAACCAATGATGATTTACTTTGAGAACGTAGAAAACACCGAGCAGTTCATATCGTGGAATGGTTCTGCAACCTTCCACGTTGGACACTTCGAGGGAGACGCCTTTGTACCTGAAGACGTCTTCACCGTGTACGGTGCTGACACGCAGGGTGGGGCGTGTACGCTAGCCGAGGCTCAGTGCGAGGCTAGACGGCACTTTTTAATTCTAGAAGGTGAGTATTGCGGTGAGTGCTGTGAATACATAGAGGCTTGCACCTGTAAGGAGACAGCATGAAACACTACTACTATGTCCTTCCCGATTACAGAATCCTTGCCACCGATGACGAAGTCCCCGCTGAACTTATCCGAGAGTCTGCCGATGATGGTGATCCAATAGACAGTTTCAAGGAGGGCGAGGTCAGGTGTGAACTTGACAGTGAGTACGCGTCACCCATTCACACAGACACTGGTCAACTCAAAGGTGAGACTGAACTTGAATTCTATAGGCGTGACCCAATCAACTTTACCTTTGAATACGGCATCGCCACGTTCACTGGTTTCAAGATCGTAGAAGCGCCACATGAGTACATTATTTCCCAATCCAAAATTATTATCCCATCATGGGAGGAGGTACAATGAGACATTACCACTATTACATCCACAGCAACTGGAGCATTATCCGAACCGATGACCCCATCGGGGAGGACTCTGCCGATGACATGACAGTACGCTATCAACTGACCCTCGAAGAGGTCGCAGAGTATCTACTTGACCCTTGGAAATTTGCTCAAGCCCATGGCATCGTCAGTGAGGCGTTCCCCGATGAAGATGACGATAAGGAATACTACGATGCGTGGGGCAAAGAGGTAGCCAGCGAGAACGCCTTGAAGGGTGAGGACATGGAGTGGACACCCTACACTCGCTGTAGCAAATTCGCAGAGCCCGATATCCCTGTCCTCTCGGATGACAGTTGGTGCTGGTATCCGTTGAGAGATGGATCGTGGTCGAATATCAACCACGACATAGTCTTTGACTCGTGGGTTTCCCTGTACAAAGCTGATTTGTGGGAGCGCCTACAAGTCCCACGTTGGGTCAGAGCCGAACTCAGAACGACCGCTGGACTCGGAAATATGCTATCCCGCATGACAACAGTTGGGTCGGGCGGGGTCATGGAATACAACGACAGGCAGCAGAACGAGGCGCTCATCGACTACTTCACCTACCACCTTATCGAAGGTGACACAAAAGGCGAGGAGTTGTACAGCATGAATATGCAAGCCTTTGTGCATGACTACTGTTGGGCATCCGACCCTGAGTGTGGAAATTCTATCCACCTACACGATGACTGCTATGCAGAATATAACAACCTAGTAGACGCCATCAATGCGTATATTGATTGGCACAAATTTAGTAAACTAATCCATAAGGAGGATTGACCAATGATGAAAGTACTATGTAAAGAAACCAATGAGGTGCGTGAGTGGACACTCTCCGAAGTGCTAGCGGAAATAAATTGCGACCATTCGGAGTGCTGGAGACCATACGACCACAGCGATTGGCTGGATGGGTGGATGGAATGGGTGGAAGGTGTCTACTATAGCCTCGCCCCGAAGGAGGACGTACAATGAAACACTTTAAGATTACGATTGGAATACGAGATGGGGACAATGAGTACACTGAAACTTGGGAGATGGATAACCCCTGTTCAGGTTTTTTTGGGGAACTGCTCCCCGATTCAGACCCACAGAACCTTACCGATATGGACAATAAGTTTCTTCTCAATCACTTTTTTGGAGAAGGTTTGTGTTTGGGTGAGAATGATGAGGGTAATGAATCGTTGGAAGCCACAGAAGATGAGGGTGGATGTTATTGGCTAGGAAGTGGCGAGAGATTGGTGTGGATTGAAGGCATCGAGGAGATACGCCCTATCCCTCGTGGCGTTGACATCGCAATAGGCGAGTACCTATCCGATTGGGAGGAACTATCGACTGATGAAGTCATCGATATTCTTAGAGACGAAGCCGAGAGTGGTGATGGTGGTGATGTTGCCCACCCAAGCATCAGCGTGTGGGAACCGCATGAACACCGCGACCCGCAGTGGCTACTTGACCATATAGAAACCTGTGCCAGTAGCATAGACGAAGCAATTAAGGAGGCACGCCAATGAATAAGCCAGCGATAATAAAGATCGAACCGTGGATGACACTGAAAGAGCAGAAGCCAGAGGAGGGGGAGAAGGTCTTTGGGCTCTACCTCTGTGATCCACACCCAGCCATCATCACGGTTGAAAGAAAAGTTGACAATGATGAGTACGAAGCGTTCAATAACGATAACGATAACGATATGGGCGAGCCTGACTTTTGGGCGCCCATGCCCCTGAAGGAGGCATCCAATGAGACAAAGTAAATTCCATAGAGATATCCCAAACCATGCAGATATTAAGACAGAAATTACATGGGATCACATAAGCGTGAATAGCAAGAACGAACTGATCGGCACATGGGCTGAGACAGACCATGTGTTTGAACTTGAGCATCTCGCCATCGAGGAGAAGCTTAAACTCGTGGGCGAGATCATCGAGCGTAAGACTCGTGAGCTTGAAGGCTACACGGAGCTGGCAGCTGGACTCATTATCCAACACGCCTTGCCCGATGCCTTGATCGTCAGAAAGAAGTAGATATAAAGAGCCCCTAGACTCAGGCGGAAACCGTCCATCTAGGGGCTCAATCTTTCACCTACCAAGTGAAGGACATCTGAGATTATACACCAAACTATCCCCAACTGGAGAATATTATGAAAGCAAAATTTACAACACTACAACTACCAAAAGAGCTCAAGATTCTGGAACTGGCTCGGCAATTTGCTGACCAGCTCGAAGCGGAGAGTGCTATTCAAGGCGCTAAAGTGCCCATGTACATAGCCGTCAAGGTGGCGCTCGAAGAGGCGTTAGCAGAGAGGAGCATTCGCAATGCCTAGACGAAAACCTACCAAGATTACTAAGCCTATAGAATATGAAACGCAACTGGGTCTTGTGAGAAGATTTGGTTGGTTACGCCGTAGGAAAGCAGGCGGTCAACGAGCCGACTACATAGGGTATACGGGTAGCGTCCATCAAAACTTTGGCGTGTTTTGGGGTGGGAAATATGATGCACTCTATCCTTGGCACATCAAATTGTTTGAGGGATACGCTGGAGATATTACCCAAGAGGAGTTATGGGAAAGGGTGGCAGACACGACCACACCATACAATGGGGTTTATCGGGTCTATAATTTACGGTTAGCCCTTGCTGACGCAATAGAGGTCTGTAAACCAGAATTGTTGGTGATAGGATGATACGACTATCAAGTAACGGAGACTACTGGCAAGTGGGCTGGACTGACTCGCGTGGCAAGCGCCGACGCAAGTCACTAGGACACAAGAGGCATCTATCCAAGCGGGGTGCGGAGGCTAGGGTACAGGAGCTCGCAATCGAATTCGAGTTGTATCCAAGGCTCACCGATATGTTATCCTCGCCAAAACTATCCGAGTGGAAGACGCAGTACTTCATCCGAAGGGACAGCGCCTTGCAGCCGAGCACTAAGGCTATCCAGCAGCAGACATTCAGCCTGCTCACTGAGTACTTCGGTGACCGTGCCTTGGACTGCTTCAGTCGCGTAGGCGCTGCTGACTTCAGGCTCTGGCTGGCAGGCAAGATGTCAGAGAGCACAGTGTGCAAGCATATCAGGGTGGCGAAGGTCATCTTTAGTTGGGCGCTCAAGGAGGATCGTTTAAAATTCAATCCGTTCGATCATGTTTCAGGGACAGCTCCGACTCGTGATGTCGAGCACCGAATACTATCCGAGGAGGAGGGACGAGCTATCGTGGACGAGGCGGGAGCGTATAAGTCTTTAGTCGGCTTACTCTTCTACGCTGGACTCCGCAAGATGGAAGCCTTCAACCTCAAGTGGGGTGACGTTGATCTACCTGGCGGGAAGATAACTATCCGGAACCGTGTAGGTCACGTCACTTCCAAGTCTAAGACAAGGGTCGTTCGCATAGAGCCTGAGTTGAAAGACATTTTGTCAAGAGATTTAGCGGTAGCAGACGATGACTTTTGTAGCGCCATGTGGTATAAACATAATATGATTTTGAAAGTACTGGATTCAATAAGAAAACAAGTGGGGATCACCGACAAAATAACTTGCCAAACATTCCGCAGAACTCGTGATGTTCTGTGGCATCAGTCTTATCCGAGCTACGTGGTAGCCAAGTGGATGGGACATTCAGAAGCCGTCAGTCGTAAGCACTATCTTGAAGTGCCAGCTGACTTGTACAAGTAAACCCTATCAAGAAGGAGCATTGAAATGGGAAATTTATTTTTAAGTAAGGAACGAGTGGTCACAATCGTCAACATACTGCAAGGTATGTCGAGAGACTGCGAGATGTTCAAGGGGCTGACGTCAGCCATAGTCGAGGATCATCCGGAGACGGCTGATCTTATCCACCGCCTAGCGTTCATCGTGCAGACTCGATCTGTCGAGGCGCATAACGAGATCGTTGAGGCGAATATGGAAATGACTAAGCACGAGATTCAAAAAGAAGCAGATGACAGTAAGGTCATCGTTGAAACAGCATTGGAAGGTCAAAATGTCTAACCCAGAAAAAACAAACCAAGAAGAAACGGCAATCGAAATAGCAGGAGAAAACTTGCCAGCGGTTGAGCAATCTGAGAAGACTATCCAAGAGCGGATCGTCGAGAACAGGGAGCTGATCAAGGCTCTCGCTCCGCAGATCAAGAAGCACCACCTGTTAGACACAGGCAAGGACGAGAAGTACATGAAGGTCGGTGGGGGTGAGGCTATCGCACAAACGCTAGGCTTTACTGTGTCAGTTGATGACACCGAGTACTTCCCTACGGGTGACGAAGTCCCATTCTACAGGGCAAAGGCGTGGCTACTTAGGGATGGTGTCAAGGTAGCGTGGGCGCATGGGTATCTTGGCATGGACGAACCACGATGGGCAGTCCAGCAACTATACGCAAAGAAATCTATGTGTCAAACACGAGCGGTTGCTAAGTTATGTCGCGTCAACTTTGGTGCGTTATATATCCTACTCGGTGCGACATCAGATACTCCTGCCGAGGAGATGACGTTCGCAGAACAAGGCGCTCCAGCAACGCCAGCACCACAGCAAGCAACAAAGAAACACACTCCAGTTGCTGGTAACAATGGTGTTGGGACATACACTGTGACTGACGTGAGTGACAAGATGAAGCGTGATGGTACGCCACTGGTTGGCAAGTCAGGAGCACCATGTGTAGCGATCAGCACTGGCGAAGGCATGACCTTCGACACCTTCGCGCCATGGCTAGCAGAGGCTGCCAAGAAAGCGTTAAAGGATGGCAACAGCATCGAGGTCTCATACACCACCAATGATTATGGGCACAACGTCCAAGATCTAAAAGTTCTCGAAGAGGTAGCGGTTGGTGCAGTTGATCTAGAGGAGGTTGATCATCCATTCGGAGACGCATAAAACTATCCTCCAAAATCTTCTTCTCGATCTAGCCAAGGACGGCGCGGTCGAGTTGAAGATGGATGGGGATGACATACTAGGCGTAAAGATCACAGACACTGGAATAAAATGGGCTGAAAAAATTATAGAGGACAATACCGATGACCGAAAGTAGACCACATCCATTGCTAGGGCAAGAAATTCTTGCAGAAACCGACGAGGAGTTGATAGAGGAGGAGAGCAACAACCTCCGAATAGAATGCAACGCACTCGCCGACAGAGAGGACACCATGTGGCTACCTGATTGGTATCTTCGCAAGCTTGAAGAGACCAAGATGCTAGAGAATAGAATTAAGGAGCAGAGCAAGGCTCTCCTTCGTCAGCTTAAAGCTCGTCGGCAGGCGTTACAGTTTCGATTCGGTGCTACCCTAGAGTCAATAGTTACAGAAGATATAATGAAGCAAGGTGGGAAGAAGAAGTCTGTTAAGTACCTCGGCGGTACAGCAGGATACAGGAAGGTCAAAGATAAACTGATCGTCCTAGACGAGCAGGCATTTAAAGATTGGTTCGACAACCAAGATCATGAGACACGGATGGAGCTACAGAAAGCCTTCGACCTGAAGCTGGCGAGGAAGACTCCTATCCTTGAGTATATATTGGCAACAGGTGATATCCCTGCTGGGGTTGAGATCGAGCCAGCGCATGATAAATTCTACCCATCAACCGACATCCCACAACTTACAAAGGGGTAAGCAATGAATAAGGTACGGCGCATGGACGCGCTTGAGATGACCGAGCACGATCTCACGGATCGAGACACGCTCGTCAGCATCGTCAAAGAAAACGAATCCGCAATCGTCAACGCGCTGGACGCACTGAGAGAATTGCGAGATCGAAAGTTATTTCTTAGCACGCATAAAACATTCAACAGCTTTTGCTCAGATAACTTTCACCTTGCCACGAGCTCTATCCATCGGATGCTATCGGAGGATAAGACCGCGCAAGAGTATAACCTACCGTCTCGTCGTGCTGGTCGAGAGCTAAACGCTGTGCCAGAGACACACAGAGAAGAGGTAGTCGAACGCGCGAAGGCTAGTGACGGTGGCGCTACGAGCACCAATATCCATCTCGCATGGGATGACCTTCAGGATTGCATGGACGAACCATCCGACGTTGGCTTACCGTTCAAGCCACAGAACAAGATTGACACCAAGCAACTTGACAAGGCGATTAGTATGCTAACGCAAGCTGGCATGGAGGTTAACGCGTTCGCCGACACACCTGTTGGAGCGCACCTCCCTTGGCAACGAATAAGGTCTGTCTTCCGCGACGCCATTAGATCGCTACGAGACTCGCGACCATCAAACTCGTGCTATCTTTGCGGTGGTGACGGCTGCCGATTATGTCGTGGCACTGGATGGATAACGGACGATCAGTTTCATAGACGCCCTGTAGAATTTAAGTAGGCGTCACATGACATTTGTCCTACGCCCGTACCAACAGGACGCTATCCAATGCGTCAAGCAATCTCTTATAGATAATAAGAGTTCGCTGTTGGTCATGGCTACTGGACTCGGCAAGTCCGTGGTGCTATCAAAGATCGCTGACATGGCTATCCGTGGTCGGGTGCTGATTATTGCACACCGTGGCGAGCTCATCAAGCAGCTGTGCGACACACTTGAGAGCATGACCAGTAAAGAGATTGGCGTGGAGATGGCAGAGTTCAAGGCTGACCAGCGGTGGTGGGACAAGCCACAGATCGTGGTGGGAACTATCCAAACCCTAACCAACAACGGCAACAAGAGACTAGAAGAGTTAGTGAATGATCCAAGCGAGTGGTCACTGTTGGTAATTGACGAAGCGCACCATGCACCAGCCAAAACTTATCGCAGGCTCGTCAAGCACATGCAGGAAAACCCCAACCATAAAACTCTCGGAGTTACAGCGACGCCTGATCGTGCTGACGAGCTAGCGATGGGCGCTGTGTTTGATGATGTGGCGTACTCATATGACTTGGCCGAAGCTATCCCAGATGGCTGGCTCGTGCCGATACGCCAGCGGTCGGTGTACGTTGAGGGTCTTGACTACTCAACCGTGCGAACCACAGCTGGCGATCTTAACGGAGCTGATCTATCCAGGGTAATGGAAGAGGAAAGGCATTTGCACGCTATCGCTGCGCCGACCCTGGAACTGGCAAAGGATAGGCAGACGCTAGTCTTCTTGCCATCCATCCGATCAGCTGAACTGTTAACAGAGATATTAAATAGATATGAACCAGACTGTGCTCGATGGGTTTGTGGTAAAACACCACCACTTGAGCGATACCATTCGGTACAAGATTTCAAGGAGAGCAGGGCGAGGATACTCGTGAATGTAGGCGTCTTCACTGAAGGCTTTGACGCACCCTCGACAGAGGTTGTAGTACTCGCACGACCTACTAAGTCACGTTCCCTCTTCTGCCAAATGGTTGGCCGTGGCACCCGTCCGTTGCCGGGCGTTGTCGATACCGATGACGCTGACTCCCCTGCACTGCGTCGGGCTGCCATAGCCAGCTCAAGCAAGCCATTCCTTGAGGTGTTGGATTTCGTTGGTAACGCTGGTCGGCACAAGCTGATCACGCCAATGGACATCCTTGGAGGCAAGCAACCAGACGAGGTTGTATCACTTGCAAATAAAATAGCTGCTGACTCAGAAGGATCTGTCGATCCAGACGAAACACTCGCGGAGGCCATCGAAGAGTTGAGGCTAAAGCGTGAGGAGGAGGAGAGAAGAGAGACAGCACGACGTGCAAAGCTGGTAGCCAAAGCCAAGTACGACACCAAGACGTTTAACCCGTTCGATGTGTTGGACATGGACAACGCCCCTACCCCATCAGCACCACCAGCCAGCACCAAACAGATTGCCATACTCCTGAAGTTTGGGGTAGACGCAACAGACATGGACAACAAACAGGCACAACGCCTCGTTCGAACATGCTTCGGTCGAGTTAAGGCTGGCCTTTGTTCTATAAAACAAGCACGCATTCTTAAAAAACACGGTCACCCCACGGACGTGACACGAGCCGAGGCGGCAAGCATCATCGACACCATCGCAGCGAATGGGTGGAAGTGATGGAGTTCAAGCCAACCACCTGGAGAGAGATAGGCAGTAAGTTCAATATCACACACGCTGCTGCGCAGAGTGCCCACAAGCAACTGCTTAAAAAGTTACGTGAAAAGCTTATGAAAGATCCAGTGATACGCGATTGGGTAAACGAAAACATTAGGGAGTATGAGCATGACGAATGAAATTTACAACGCTATGATCGACGATGTAGTATTCTTTAGTGGTGGCATTAGCTCGTGGGCGGTAGCCAAGAGAGTAGCCCAGCGTCCAGAGACTACGAAGCTTCGGCTGTTGTTCACGGACACCTTGATAGAGGATCTGACGCTATATAAATTCTTGCATCACGCCGCTGCAAATGTTGGGGGAGAGTTGATCTCCATCGCCGATGGTCGCACACCGTTTCAGGTGTTCGCTGACGTTAAGTACCTGGGCAATACTCGCGCAGACCCGTGCTCACGCATATTGAAGCGAGACTTGAGCAAGAGGTGGATCAAGGACAACTACCCGGATGCCGCATCCGTTAGGCTTTGGCTGGGTATGAATTGGGACGAGCAGCATCGTCTGGATCGAGCAAAAAAGAACTGGGAACCGTACTGGCTAGGCTCTACGCTACTGGAGAAACCACTACTCACACAGCCACAACTCATAGAGTTAGCAAAGGAAGAAGGGCTAGAGATACCAAGGCTATACGATCTAGGTTTTCCACACAATAACTGCGGGGGTGGGTGCATTAAGTCCGGGATGGCCTCGTTCAGGCACCTCCACAAGATGTTGCCCGACGTCTACAAGGAGTGGGAAGAGGGCGAAGAGAAGATTCGAAAACTATTAGACAAAGACGTATCAATTTTACGTGATCGCAGCGGTGGAACTGTTACTCCACTGACACTCAAGCAACTTAGGCTACGTGACGATAAGGATGTAGACATGTTCGAGTGGGGTGGATGCGGTTGCTTCAGTGATGTACAGGAGGACGAATAATGTTAAAGATGGATGGATACAACGAGGCAATTATTGGTGAGGTCGAGCGGTTCGGTAGCAACTTTATTCTCTATGACTACAAGAAGGTAATCAAAATCAACATGGAGATGGGCATGACAGAGGAAGAGGCTACGGAATACTGGAGCTATAACCAGGTAGGCGCGTGGGTGGGTGACGAAACACCAGCGTTCTTAATGCCACCAGAGGAGGAAGCATGACGTGGTTTAGAGTAAACAGAAACAAGAAGTGTGAGCTCTGCGGTCACGACAGCTGGTGTACATTCTCTGATGATGGGTACATCTACTGCATGCGACCAGACGAGGTAGACCCATGTCCTCCAGTAGGCATGAAGATGATCAAGCAGACCACAGATGGTGGGACTGTTTTTGCTCCGGGAAATTCAAGCGACAATTGGGTACCCACAAAAAGGAAACGAGAGCCAGAAGTCAAGAAGATAATCAATTGGGACAGACTACAGCAGAAGTTTGTAGAAGCCTGCGACATAGACAAGGACAATGCGTTGGGTGATAGCCTTGGCGTGCCGAGCTACGTGCTCGCTGCCATGGGCCTTGGCTGGTCCGAGGGTCACAATGCATACAGCTTTCCGATGTACTCTGAACGCTGGGACATCATGGGCTTTAGGCTCAGAACAATCGAAGGTAAAAAGTTTGCGGTCAAGGGTAGCCGGGATGGGATCTTCGGTGTGCCCGTGCCACTCGATGATGACCGATTACTTCTTGTTGCCGAAGGACCAACAGACACAGCAGCGTTACGACACTTGGGTTACTACGCGGTGGGCAGGCCGAGTTGCCGAGGAGCTGTCGAGATAGTTGCCGCGTTAGGATTAGACGCAGACATTGTGATCGTCGCTGACGCAGATGGTCCCGGACGTAAGGGCGCGAGGGATCTAGCCACCCGCCTTATACGCACCGCAAAGAGAGTGCGAATTATTCAGCCTACGCAAGGAGCAAAGGATGCACGCGAGTGGGTTAGCAATGGAATCACTAAAGATGCGATTGACTTAGTCATCGCCAACGCAAAGGAGTTACACAATGCCAGGGAAATACAAAGTATCACCAGCTAAAGATCGCCGAGCAATGGGTCGAACCTTTGGATCTCGCGCAGAGATGCGGTACGCATTATATTTAGAGGAAGCATACGAGGCTGGGTTTGTTCTGGACTACATTTGCCAGCCACGAATATGGCTAGGTGTTCCTGAAAACGTGTACGTCCCAGACTTTTTTGTAGTTCCAGGGTGTTCTATACTGCCGCACTACATAGACGTTAAGGGCATGCGTACAGCAAAGTTCAAGCGTGACGTAAAACTTTTTAAAGAGTACGGTAGATCTAAACTCATCATCGTTAAGGAAACATCAGCACACAAATTCAAAACGGTCGAGATCATAACACCGAAGCTATACACAGGCGATCTTTAATGCTAGAGGTAGGAGAGATACTTAAAGGCTCACAGTTTGCGAGGCAAATAGAGATGGAGACCGAGGCTATCACTCGCGGCGTAGCTCGCTACTGGCGGTTAGCTGGTGAGGCTACCTCTCGCGGTGACGCTGCTGCGCTCAAGCCTGTCGAACGACTGCTCCTGTATTGGTTCCTACCACTACGACAAATTATTATGAACGAGCAGGCGAGCATGGCGGTGGGCAAGGCGGGGAAGCATAGGTCCAGCGCGGGTCCTGTTATCTTATCGCTTGACGCTGATCGGCTAGCCGTTATTGCAATGCACGTTACCCTTGGTCAATGTTTAAACGATCCGTCTGGCGTCAAGTTTGTTTCCCTGTCCTACGCGATAGGTAACGCTGTCGTTGCAGAAATTCATTTGCAACAGATGAAGCGAGAGACGCCTGAGACGCTGAAAGAATTAGACAAAAGATTTAAAAGTTTAAACGTGGCAAGGGTGAATCGGTGGGCGAAGAAGTCTTTGTCCAATCCGAAGTGGCAACGAAGTGTATGCGTACAGGTTGGCTCTATACTAACAGACTCGCTATTTAAAGTTGCTGAAATAAAGAACCCTACCACGGAGCGAGGCGCTCCAGAATTCATAAAGGCATTTAACCACGGGAAAGTTTATCGTGGAGCTAAGAGTATTGGTATGGTCAGGCTGTCCGATGCTGCAAAAAGTGTCATCGACGATGGGCATCTCTATCGCCAGCTCTTGCGTCCGAGATTTTTACCCATGCTGGTCAAGCCGTATAAGTGGTTAGAGGATGGAACAGAGGGAGGATACATAAGGGTTAGGACACCACTGGTTGCCAAGCCAACGAAGGAGCAGCTGGGCGCAATTAACGAAGCGGGTTCGGCACTTCTTTACGAGGGCGTCAATGCGTTAGGTGCCGTGCCGTGGCAAATTAACAAGCCTGTACTTCGTATGCAGAAGATGATCTGGGATCAAGGCGGCAGCGTGGTGGGCCTGCCAGCCTCTGACCCTCTGCCGCTACCGCCCAAGCCCTCGGACATTGAGACAAATGCAGCTGCCCGAAGCGAGTGGAAGATTCAAGCGCACGAGGTGTACTCGCATAACGCCCAGGCTCAAGGCAGGCGGGTGGAGTTCATGCAACGCCTATCGATTGCTGAAGATCTTGCTGACGAGCCAGAGATATTTTTCCCCCACCAGATAGATTTTCGTACCCGCTGTTATCCTATTCCCGTGCACTTAAATTTGCATCAGGACAAGATCGGAAGGTCTTTGCTGCTTCTCGGCAACGAGCAGAGCGTGGACAGCAGGGGCGAGTGGTGGCAGAAAGTGCACGCGGCGAATGTGTGGGGGCTAGACAAGGCTAGCTTTGACCAGCGGGTGAGCTGGACCGAGTCGCAAGTTGATAGCATGTGGGCGGTTAGCAAGAACCCGGAAGAGACAATCGACTACTGGGGCAAAGCGGATGAGCCATGGCTATTCCTTGCGTCATGCTTCTCGATGTTCGATGATCAGTTAGCGGCTCACATGCCAGTGGCTGTGGATGGGACATGCAATGGCCTTCAGCATTATTCAGCAGCTGGTCTTGACTCTCGTGGCGGGGCAGCGGTCAACCTAATCCCTAGCAGCACTCCAGCTGACGTGTACTCGGACGTGCTGGAGATTGTTATTGATCGTGTCAGCGCTGACGCTAGGGCTAAGAATGAGATGGCACAACTCGTGCTGCCGCTACTTGAACGGCGGCATGTCAAGCAGCCCGTGATGACCAAGGTCTACAACGTCACTAGAATTGGGGCGAGGCTACAGGTCGCCAAGCAGCTACAAAAGAGTGGGGTGGACAAGAAGGTCTTGTACCCATCAGCCAATTACCTGTCGGGCGTGGTGCTCGACTCTGTTGGTGACATATGCTCGAAGGCTGTTGAGATCATGGATTGGATTGAGGTGTGCATTCGAGAGATGTGCAGGCAGCAGCCGCACGAGACAATCAGGTGGACCACCCCAATAGGGGTACCCGTCGTCCAGCCGTACCGCAACCCTGGTAAATTCCGAGTAAAAACCATACTCCAACATGTCATCCTCAACCACGAGGTAGAAAATTCTCCCGTCAAACTGTCTAAGCAAGTGCAGGGTGGACCACCAAACTGGGTACACTCGATGGACGCAACGCATATGATAGGCACAGCACTTGACTGTAGCGACGAGGAGATTGACTTCGCCGAGGTGCATGATGAGTTCTGGTGTCACGCCGCCAACATGGACAGGATGAACGAGATCCTTCGGCACCAGTTCATTGAGATGTACTTGTCTAATAGGCTCATGGCACTGTACAACGAGTGGTCTGAGCATTATGACGGCCTGCCTCTACCCCCGGAACGTGGCGACCTAGACATCGAAGCAGTCCGGGTGTCGGAATACTTCTTCTCTTAATCAATAGGAACCCTCTATGACTCTACGATACGATTTTAAACTATGGTTTGCCGAAGGCATGAGCATGCGTAAGCATTTCTGGGACTACCCTTGGCGGTGGAAACTGCGGCTCATTCGCAGGGAGCCTGCCCTATGCTACTACCTCTTGGGTAGTCACTTGATACGGTGGATCACACGATCAGCCATCAGCCATGTACTGATTGAGTACGACGATGTGGTCCTAGACCCAATGTTCACTAGAAATAAGTACTGGCCTGCTGACACCTTTAAGAAGAAGTACCCAGGAAGACGTGTACACTTCACGTTCCAATCAGATAAGCCCGTTGACTTAAAAAAGTGGGAGCAGTCCAAGGATAGAGGGGCCGTAGTAGCCTCCGTGTGGGGCACCACGTTCAGGCTCATCCTGTTCTTTAGTAGAGGCAGGGTCCGACTCTCTGAGGACTGCGTGAGCATGGGCACCGATGCGCTACGTACCGCAGGCATTACAGTACCCGTGGGTATCGTCTCTCCGCAACAACTAATGAACTGGCTAAAGGAGCACGGTCATGCCTGCACTGCCTACACAACTACCTATAAAGATTGATCAGCTCATTGAAGAGCTTGATGAACTAAATCCGAAACCCGTCGTTTCTGGAATATTAATAGACCCTGAAGAGATTCAGGAGCTAGTCTACCGAAGTGGTAGGCGATCACTTGTAGAAGAGCTCATCCGGCTCAGAGATAAAGAAAAGGAAGGCTCCTAATGGGAGGATCACCATCACCACCACCACCCCCACCACCTCCACCACCCCCACCAGAAGATCCTCGCGCGTTCATTGAAGATGACAAGGCGAAGAAGAAGAAAGCCGGAATGGTCTCTCGAACTAATCTTCGTGTGCCTACAAACGTCAAAGGCGTGGGAACTAACGTCTAGTGGAGACGGAAACAATTCGCGGGAATTATACTCGTTTAAATGCTGACCGAGTCGAGCACCTGAATAGGGCTCGCCTTTGCGCATCTCTGACGAAGCCTTGGATCCAACCTCCAGAGGGATGGTCCGAAAATGAAAAGCTCCCCGAACCATTCTCATCACTGGCTAGCCGTGGGATCACCAACCTTGAGGGTCGGCTGCTATTAGCGCTGTTCCCTCCAGGTGTGCCATGGTTCAAGCTCAAGCCTGCGAGTAGATACAAGTTTGACCCGGATGTTGATGCAGAAGTAGTTAATGAATTTTCAAACCTTCTGAGCCTTCATGAGTACATTGTGCTCGGCAAGCTTGAGAGAAACGACGGTCAAGCAAAAACCCGCACACGGCGTGCCGGGTTTAGATCTAGGATGCGTACTGCGATAAGTCAATTACTTATATGCGGAGACGTTCTATTGCAGCTGACCGACAGGTACTCCATCAAGGTGCACAGGCTAGACAACTACGTTACATTTAGGGATACATCGGGGGACGTTCTTTACCACATAACACAGGAAGAGATTGACCCACTGTCCTTGTCCGAGAAAATGCTTGAGACGTGCAACTTAGACAAAGAGATGCTACGCAACAAGTCCACTGAACAGAGAATGTGCAAGTTATACACTAGGGTAGCTTGGCAATGGGACTCAGAGAGCTGGCTAATCCAGCAAGAAGTGAACGATAAAATCATCGTCACATCTAAGGAAGAGACTAGCCCGTATTTCTCTGTACCATTTGAGCTGGCTCCAGCAGCTCACTATGGCATTGGCCTATGCCAATCTAACATCGGCGACATTCGTTCAATGAACGAGCTCACTGAGAGAACACTAGACTTTGCGGCGCTTGCAAGCAAGCACCTATTCGCCCTGGATCACAACAGCCAAGTTCGCCCACAAGATTTAGCGCAGCCAACAGGCTCCGTGATTCAAGCTCGCGTGACCGCTGGACAAATCTCTGACGTTGGGGTACTTAGGGCAGACAAACTAACAGACTTCAATGTCGTCAACTCGGTACGCGAAAGCATACGTAGAGATCTTTCATCCGTGATGTTGATGGAGGGAGAGACCACACCAACAGGTGACCGGGTCACGGCTTATCAAGTCCAGCGGGTCGCGATGGAGTTGGAAGGGGCGCTTGGCGGCGTCTACGCTCCGATAGCTGACGCGATGCAAGTCCCACTAATTGAACGATTACTGTATCAACTTCGCCGAGACGGCGATTTACCCGAACTTCCACAAGAGTCTGTGGAAATAGAAGCGGTCACAGGAATTAGCGCACTCAGCCGAGAGGCCGATCAAGGCAAGCTAATGCAACTCATGCAAGTGCTAGCACAGCTCGGCCCAGATACCATGAGTCGATTGGACATGAGCGTGTTACTTGATCTTATGATGAGACAGTCCGGCATCTATGAACCAGGATTGGTCAAGTCACAGGAGGATATTGACGCTGAACGTGAAGCTGCTATGGAGCAGCAACAGCAGATGTCCATGCAAGACAAAGTTATGGACGCAGCTGGTCCCGCAATACAACAAGGAATAGCTGGTCAAATACCAGCACAAGCATAAAAGGGCTACTATGGATTCATCACAAACATCTCCAACCTTTGGTCTGCAAGCAAGTGGCTCAACGCCACCGCCTGCACCAGAAGTGGCGACTACACCAATTGAAAACGCAGACTCTGCGGCAGGCTTTCACGAAGAGTCGGCGAGAACCTACGCAGACAAGTACAACTCGGTTGAAGATCTAGAAAACGGATACAAAGAACTTCAAAAGAAGTTGTCCGAGCGTGCACCCGACACGTCCGAGCTCTCTGTTGATCAGATAGTAGAGAGGGCTGGACTTAACGGTGGCGATCTTGTTACCAACTGGCAGACCGACGGGAAACTTTCCGACGCTCAGTATGAATCTTTTGCTAAAACAGGCATCTCTAAAAATATGGTTGATAGTTACTTGCACGGGCAAACCGCCATTGCACAGAACGGATCATACGCACAAGAGAAAATTCAGAGTGAGGCAGCTGAACTAGCTGGTGGACAGGACGAGTACAACAATCTCATGAACTGGGCGTCAAAGAATTACACACAGGAGAAGCAAGAGAGCCTTAACGTGTTGCTAGAAGACCCTGCACAATGGCGAACCGCTGTTAAGGAGATGATGTGGGATTGGAAAATGGAATCAGGTCGCGGGTTTACACAGCCATTAATACAAGGGCAGTCCATGCCAAACACCTCGTCAGGATTTGATACGGTAGGAGAACTACTTGGCGCGATGGCTCAGATACGACGAAGCGGTAAGCCCGACGAATCATTCAAGCGGCGGCTTGCTAACACCTCACAACAAATCATTCAAGGAATCGAATAAATGGCACTAACAGGAACATGCGTTTACGGAGCGATAGAATTAGCACAAAAAGGCATCAGGTGCAATTTTGTTGCTATCGCTGGGACATCAGAGCGGCAAGCTCAATTTAAACTTCAATCTTCGGGCGAGATAGTACACACTGGCAGAGGATTCACAGACGACGAGGCTTTTGACGATGCGCACAACACATTCAACCAGGAAGGTCTTGGCAGGACACCAAAACAAATCCAGGACGATGAGAAGATTTTACGTGATAAGCTCTCGGATCTGGAGTCCAAGCTGGACATCAACGAAAGTTCGACGGATGAGGAAGACCAGGGCGATGCTGATAAGCCTGCTAAATCAAACGCAAAGAAAGCCTCACGAAAAAAGAAGTCATGATCTAATTTAATTTAATTCGCGTTCGTAATGGCTAACGCTATTACGTCGCATTTGTTTTGATGAGAGCCCAAACAGTTGGCACGGCACCCGGACTTGTCCGACCCTGTCAATCGTAGGACACCTCGCATGAAAGCGGGTATCTAACGTAATTTTTTTTAACAAGGAAGGGTTCTTATCATGACAGATATTAACACCACAGTGTCACGGACACTACAAACATGGGACGGTTCAGCGTATGGCGACGACCGAGCTCTAGCGCTGAAGCTGTTCTCAGGAACAGTGCTTGAAGCGTTTCGCAACAAGACAGTATTTTACGACAACACCGGGTCATTCATGGCCCACAAAACTTTGAGTGGCGGTAAGTCATTCCAGTGGCCAGTGATCGGCGACGACATCGACGTTGACGCTATCGGTACTTACACAAGTGCTGGCGTCCATGACGCAGTTGGCGGCCTCTACAAGGGTTACCATGAGCCAGGGAAATTCATCTCCGGCGCGAAGGTAAAGATGAACGAACGAGTCGTCGAAGTAGACGACATGCTCGTG